GAAGATACGAAGCTAGCTACTATTTCTACCACTGGTAAGGTTCAAAACAGTGCTACAACTGCAACAAATGCAAACACAGGATCTGCTATTGTTGCGCGTGATGTAAGTGGTAACTTCTCTGCTGGTACGATTACTGCAGCGTTAAGTGGAAATGCAACCACTGCAACTACCTTACAAACAGCGAGAACTATAGGTGATGTATCATTTAATGGTAGCTCAGCTATTGTTCCAGAACGAACATTGTTCAAAGACACAAGAGCTGTTAATCATAACCCATACACCTATCCTGGCACAACTTTACACCTAAAACAAAATACTACAGATGGTTTGGCTGATGGTGGAACATACCACGGCGTGCTAGATTTGCAACATTGGAGCGACAGCTCAGGTGGCAAAGACCACCAGCTAGGTCTAACTGATAATGGCCATATCTATATTCGCAATTCAATTAACGCCACAACATGGACCAGTTGGGTTAAAATAATCGATTCTGGTGACACCACATATTTAAACACAGCCAATACATTAGTACGTCGTGATGCTAGTGGTAACTTCTCTGCTGGAACGATTACAGCCGCTCTAACAGGTAACGCGTCTACAGCGACCACACTTCAAACAGCTAGAACAATTGCAATAAGTGGTGATGTAACAGGAACAGCTACATCATTTAACGGTGGTGCAAACATTTCTATTAGCTCTACTATTACAGCAGGATCAATTGTTTCAGCAGACTTCAACACAGCCACATCCCTAATCATATACAACTCAGCTGGAACAGTTTTAAAGACAGTTTACAGTCCTGGTTCATAACTATAAATACTGGAAACTGTATAGGAAAACAACATGGCAATTCCATCATCTAGACAAAGCCTCATCGATTATTGCCTACGCCGTCTAGGCTCTCCAGTAATTGACATCAACGTTGATCCCGATCAGATTGAGGATAAGGTTGACGATGCTCTATCAAAGTATCACGATTACCATTCGGAAGGCACGCTGAGAACATATCTGCAACATCAGGTAACAGACTCAAACATTAATAGTGGTTACATTACTTTAAATTCAAACATTCTTTACGTAACAAAGCTGTTTCCAATTAGCTCGGGGCTAGGAACATCTCGGGGCATGTTTGACATTAAGTACCAGCTAATGCTAAATGATATTACAAGCATGTACAACTATATTGGCGACCTTGCTTATCACGAACAAATTAACCAATATGTGTCTTTGCTTGATATGCAACTAAATGGCACTCCACAGATTCGTTTCTCACGCCGTCAAAACAGACTGTACATTGATGGCGATTTTGCTGATGGTGACATCCAGAAAAATGATTATATTGTTGCTGAGGTAATGACAAAGGTCGACCCAACCACATTTTCGTCTGTATGGAGTGATCAATTTATGAAGGACTACACAACTGCTCTGATTAAGCAGCAGTGGGGTATGAACCTTATGAAGTTTGAGGGAATGCAGTTGCCAGGAGGTGTTACATTAAACGGCCGGCAGTTCTACGAAGATGCTACCAACGAGATTGAACAACTGCTAACAGAGATGCGATCTGTCCATGAAATGCCAATCGATTTCTACGTAGGATAACATGGCAACCAATATCTATTTTAGTCAAAAAGTTAAGTCTGAACAGAACCTATTCGAGGACATTGTCATTGAGTCGTTGAAGATGTATGGTCAAGACGTCTACTATCTTCCCCGTGATGTTGTTAATAGAAATTTTGTTTTTGATGACGATGTTCCATCAAGATTTAATTCAGCTTACAAAATTGAAATGTATATTGAAAACGTTGATGGTTTTGATGGTGAAGGCGATTTAATGACAAAGTTTGGTGTCGAGCTTCGAGACCAAGCTACATTTGTTGTCGCCCGCCGTCGTTGGGACCAAACTGTTAAGAGATACGACAATGAAATTAACTCGGTACGTCCTCGTGAAGGTGATCTAATATATCTAACCCTTAGCAATACTCTGTTTGAGATTATGCATGTCGAACACGAACAACCGTTTTATCAATTGAGCAATCTTCCAACATACAAGCTGCGTTGTGAGAAGTTTGAATACAATGATGAGAAGCTCGATACTAATATTGAAACAATTGATAGTATTGAACAAACGGGCTACAATGTTAACCTAACGTTGCAAGATTCAAGCGCTAAAGGATTTATAATTGGTAACACAATTACTCAAACCTTAGCTAGCGGTGTAATTGTATCTGGTGAGATTATTGATTATAATGATTCTAGCAACATAATATCAATTGCGCACGTTGGCGCAAGCGATGGTAACTATCACGAGTTTACAACATTGCAAGTCACTTCATTGGATAGTGATGGCAATACTCTGCGTAGAACTGTTACTGCTGTTAATGAAACATTAAATGATCCTGGAAGTCAAAATCAAGATTTTGCTGACGTGGCTGATCTTTTTGTTGATTTTACTGAAGTAAATCCGTTTGGTGATCTGGAGGCTCTATAATGTTTAATACGTATTTTTATCACAAACGAATTAGAAAAACTGTTGCATTGTTTGGATCAATGTTTAACAATATTTATATTCTACGTAAAAATGCTGATGGTACTGGTTATAGTACGGTTAAGGTTCCTCTATCTTATGCACCAAAACGTAAGTATCTGGAACGACTATTAGAGAATCCTGATCTAGATACAGATTCAAAGGTTGCTATTAAGCTACCAAGAATGTCATTTGAAATTATATCATTAAACTATGACCCATCACGTCAGTTGTCAAAAGTTAACAAATATAGCGTGGTAACATCAAATAGCTTAAAGACAAAATTTTATTCTCCGACACCTTACATTGTTAGTTTTCAACTAAACATTTATACTAAAAATCAGGATGATGCGCTACAAGTTGTTGAACAGATTATTCCATACTTTAATCCTCAATACACATTAACAATTAAACCCGTTGATGAATACCCAACAATTACTGAAGATGTTCCAATTATATTACAAAGTGTAACTTTTACTGATGATTACGAAGGAGCTTTAGAAGCTCGTCGATCAATCATATATACTCTTGACTTTGAAATGAAAATTAACTTCTATGGTCCAATTAATACTGGTGAGATTATTCGTCAGATAGATATTAATCTTGGTCAAATGAACATTGGTATGAATGATTCAGATATGTTAACTGAGCGTATTAGAATTCGCCCCGATCCTCAAAATGTCAGCCCAGATAGTGATTATGGTTTCACCACAATTATAACAACATTGATTGATAGTGCATAAAATGACAGATTCTGCAAGTAATGATTTTGAATATGCAAGACAAGTCTATCACGATATCCTAGCTAAAGGATCTCAGGCGATGGATGAAATGATTGGGGTTGCTACAGCTACTGAACATCCTCGGGCGTTTGAAGTGCTGTCAACAATGATGAAGACTCTTGCTGACGTCAATGGCAATCTATTAGATCTGCATAAGAAGAAAAAAGATTTTGATAAGTCGGATGAGCCAGCGGCACTTCCAGGCGCAACAACAAACAATGTATTTTTTGGATCTACGGCAGATCTTCAGAAACTGCTAATTGATCAAATGAAAGATGTGACCCCAAGTGGTTAATATGAATAACGCATATAACGGCAACCTGAACGTAAAACGGGATGGTGCTGTAATAGGTTTTACCCAAGAGCAGATCCAAGAATACGTTAAGTGCTCTCAAGACCCAGCATACTTTGCTAGAAAATACTGCAAGGTTATCAACCTCGATAGGGGTCTAGTTCCGTTTGACTTATACCCATATCAAGAGAAGATGTTTGAGCATTTTAACAATGAGCGCTTTACGTGCGTTCTTGCTTGTCGTCAGTCTGGTAAGTCAATTAGCTCAGTCGCATATCTGTTATGGAATGCTGCGTTTCATCCTAACCAAACAATTGCTATCCTTGCTAACAAAGGTGAAACTGCTCGAGAAATGTTGAGCCGTATCACACTGATGCTTGAAAACCTTCCGTTCTTCCTACAGCCTGGAACAAAAGCTCTGAACAAAGGTTCAATCGAATTCTCAAACAACAGCCGTATTGTTGCACGTGCTACATCTGGCGCATCGATTCGTGGTATGTCTGTTAACTTGCTATACTTGGACGAATTTGCATTCGTTGAAGACGCTGCAACATTCTACACCTCAACCTACCCTGTTATTACTTCTGGTACAAGCACAAAGGTTATTATCACCTCTACTGCAAACGGTATTGGAAATATGTACCACAAGCTGTGGGAAGGTGCTGTGCAAGGGACCAATGACTTCAAACCTTTCCGTGTAGACTGGTGGGACGTTCCAGGCCGTGATGAAAAATGGAAGATACAAACAATTGCCAACACTTCTCAGCTACAGTTTGATCAAGAGTTTGGTAACACATTCTTTGGAACGGGCGACACTCTAATCAGTGGCGAAGCTCTTATGAAGCTAAAGATGGTTGAACCAATTAGAATACTAGAAGATCAAACTGTAAGAATCTACGAAGAAGTTAAAAAAGACCATGATTACATTATGGCAGTCGATGTTGCTAAAGGAGTTGGCGGTGACTATTCTACGTTCAATATTATTGACATTACGCAAAAGCCTTTCAAGCAAGTTGCCACTTATCAAAACAATAAAGTATCGCCTATTCTATTTCCAGATTACATTCACAAATATGCTAAGGTATATAACAACGCTTGGGTTCTAATCGAGAACAATGACCAAGGGGGTGTTGTTTGTAATGGGATGTATTACGACTATGAGTATGAAAATCTTTATGTGCAGTCAGCAGTAAAGGCTACAGGTCTTGGTATTACAATGGACCGCAAAGTTAAAAGACTTGGCTGTTCAAACATAAAGGACTTAATCGAAGGTGGTAAACTTGAGATTGTTGACCGCAATACAATTCTCGAGATATCTACATTTGTGGCTAAAGGTCAATCGTACGAAGCATCTGATGGCAACCACGATGACCTTATGATGAACCTAGTGCTGTTTGGTTACTTTACTGGTTTGTCCACATTTGGTGATATGACTGACATTAATGTTAAGAAATTCTTATTTGAGCAACAGATGAGACACATTGAAGACGATGTTGTGCCATTTGGTTTTATAGATGATGGGTCGGATCCTGACCCTGAGCCAATAGTCGATCCAAAGAGTGGTTGGTCGGTTGATAAGGATTGGCGTGCGGAACAATGGGACACTAACGCTAATTATTAATTGTTATAAATAATGGTAATTGAATCTTCGTATTATGATCCTTATCATATAGCTCAAAAAGGAAAAGAGACATGGCTATTTTTACTCCTTCTGAGTCTCCTGCAGTAATTGTAAAAGAGATTGATTTAACGGGCGGTGTTCCGAACGTACAATCAACCACTGGTGCATTTGTAGGAAACTTCCGCTGGGGACCAGCGCGTAAGGCAACTCTCATCGACACAGAAGCGAGTCTTGCTGCTACGTTTGCTACTCCAAGTGTAACTTCCGCTGTTGACTTTTTGTCAGCCGCATACTTCCTAAGATACACAAATTCATTATATGTTGTGCGTGAAGTTACCGCAGCAGCATATAACGCAACTACTGGGACCTCGACAACTGTTCAAGTTCGCAACGCCGATCACTTTGCAACTCTTGTTGACACCTACGGTGTAGACTCTGGTGAAACCAACGTCGGTGGTTTTATCGCTCGATACCCAGGCGAGCTTGGAAACTCTCTAAAGGTTTCTATCTGCCCCGCAGTAGCTGGTGATGCATATTTTAGTGGATGGACCTACGCAAGTTCATTTGATGGCGCGCCAGGCACGTCTACATACGCGTCTGCGCGTAGTGGTGTACGTGACGAAGTCCACGTCGTCGTTGTTGACGAAGATGGTCTATTCACTGGTGTTCCAGGTCAGGTGCTTGAGCGTTTTGCTTACGTATCACTTGGATCTGATGCAAAGACACCCGATGGATCTTCAAACTATGTTAAAGATGTAATCAATAGTGGTTCTAGCTATATTTGGTTGGCACACTTTGATGGTGATTTATCTACTCTCACTAACGCAGGCACCTCTGTTGTTAGCAAAACTTTTGCAGCATCTGCAACTGGTGTTATTAACGAAAGTTTCACTAGCGGTGCGGACTCTGCAGCGCTTGGTACTTCACAGTACGCAACTGGTTTCGACCTATTTGAAGATGTTGACACAATCACTGTTGACTTCTTGATTGCACCCAGCATGTCTGTTCAAGGCGACCAAACAACTGTTGTTAACGATCTGATTTCAATTGCTGGATCAACTCGTAAGGATTGTATTGTAGTAGCTTCACCTAACCGTGCAGCTGTTGTAAACAACGCTACGCCAGTTACAGCATCTGTAACAACCGCTAACACATTTACTTTCTCATCTTACCTAGTGGTGGATAACAACTTCCTCAAGGTATATGACAAGTATAACGATCAGTACATCTTTATCCCAGCAGCTTCTTCAACCGCTGGTATTATGGCTGCTACTGACTTTAACAATGCTCCATGGTATTCACCAGCTGGTCAACGCCGAGGTGCTTACTTAGGTATTACTGCACTATCATATTCACCAACAAAGGCTGAACGTGATACACTATATAAAGCAGGTATCAACCCAATTGCTAATATTCCAGGTTCTGGTGTGCTTCTATTCGGTGACAAGACTCATATGAACAGACCATCAGCATTCGATCGTATTAACGTACGCCGCTTGTTCTTGGTTCTTGAAAGAGCAATTGCAATTGCTGCTAGAAATGTTATGTTTGAATTCAACGACGAGTTCACACGTGCAGAATTTGTAAACATTGTCGAACCTTTCCTTCGCGAAGTGCAAGGTCGTCGTGGTATTACAGACTTCCGTGTTGTCTGCGATGAAACAAACAACCTACCAGCAGTAATTGACCGTAATGAATTCATTGCCAGCATCTTTATCAAGCCTGCCCGTTCTATTAATTACATTACGTTGAATTTCGTAGCTGTAAGAACTGGTGTAGATTTTGAAGAAGTTGTTGGAACAGTATAACCCGCGCTAGTAAGGAGATAACACAATGGCTATTCTAGGCGTAGATGACTTCAAGTCAAAGCTCAGAGGTGGTGGTGCGCGCGCGAACCTGTTCAAAGCGACAATCAACTTCCCTGCATATGCTGGTGGTGACGTAGAGCTTACTTCGTTTCTTTGCGAAGCGGCTGCACTTCCAGCTTCAACAATCACACCGATTGTTATTCCATTCCGTGGTCGCCAGCTAAAGATTGCTGGCGATCGCACATTTGATAACTGGACAGTAACCATTATCAACGACACAGATTTCACTATTCGCAACGCAATGGAGCGTTGGATGAATGGAATTAATGGTCACGCTTCTAATACTGGTTTTGTTAATCCGGTTGACTATCAGGCCGATCTACTTGTCGATCAACTCGATAAAGATGGTAAATCTGTTAAGAAATACAAATTCCGCGGTTGCTTCCCAACAGCTCTATCACAAATTGATCTCAGCTATGCAACTGAAAGCGAAATCGAACGATTCACGGTAGAATTCCAAGTGCAATACTGGGAATCAGACACTACTTCTTAATCGTCTAAATACTCGGAAGGGGCGGGCAGCCCCTTCCTTTAATACTAGGATACACAATGGCTGATGAAGGTTTAAAGATTTTTGGTTTTGAAATTCGTAGGGCAAAGACCACTGCGAACAATAAATTATTACCATCTATCGTACCCCCTGTAGATGATGACGGTGCTGGATATGTTACCGCCGCTGGTGGATACTACGGCACATATGTTGATATCAATGGCGACACCACAGTTAAAGATGACGCTGTCTTAATCAGACAATATCGGGGTGTAGCAACACATCCTGAAGTTGATGCCGCAATCGAAGATATCACAAACGAAGCAATCGTAACAAGCGCTAATGAACAATCGGTTGCGTTGGTTCTTGATAAGATTGAAGCTCCTGACAATATCAAAAAAGCTATTACAGAAGAGTTTGATAATATCATCTCGATGTTGAACTTTGGTGAATTGGGCCACGATGTTTTCAAGCGTTGGTACATTGATGGTAGAATGTATCACCATCTTGTTGTTGACGATAAAAACCTCAAGGCTGGTATTCAAGAAATCCGTCCAATTGATGGATCAAAGATCCGCAAAGTAAAGCAAGTTAAAAAGAAAAAAGATCCAATAACTGGTGCTGAGATCATTGAGAATATCGATGAATTCTACATTTACCAAGACAAGCCTGGTGAACAAAATAGTGGAATCAAACTAAGCAATGATTCTGTAAGCTATGTTACATCTGGTCTGCTTGATGAAAATAGACGCAAAGTTATTTCGTATCTACACAAGGCTCTAAAGCCTGTTAACCAATTGCGTATGATGGAAGACTCGCTGGTGATCTATCGCCTTGCTAGAGCTCCAGAACGCCGTATCTTCTATATTGATGTTGGAAATATGCCTAAGGGTAAGGCAGAAGAGTACATGAAAGGTATCATGGCTCGCTATCGTAACAAGTTGGTTTACGATGCAACCACTGGCCAAATCCGTGACGATCGTAAGCATATGTCAATGCTTGAGGACTTCTGGCTACCTCGTCGTGAGGGTGGTCGTGGAACCGAGATCACAACTCTTCCAGGCGGTGACAACCTAGGGCAGATTGAAGATATCCTATACTTCCAAAAGAAGCTATACAGATCACTCAATGTTCCTATCAGCAGAATAGAATCGGAATCACAATTCTCACTGGGACGCTCTTCTGAGATTTCTAGAGATGAATTGAAATTCCAGAAGTTCATTGATAGACTTCGTTCACGTTTCAATACTCTGTTCTACAACATTCTCAACAAGCAATTAATCCTAAAGGGTATTATTACTCAAGAAGATTGGGATGAGTGGAAGAGTGACATTATTGTTGACTACACAAGAGACAATCATTTCACAGAGCTAAAGAACAACGAACTGCTTCTTGGTCGTCTACAGCTTATGGATGAAATCTCTCAATATGTTGGTCAGTACTTCTCGCGTGAGTGGGTAATGAAGAACGTGTTGCAGTTGGATGATGACGATATCCAAGAGATGAAAGGCCAGATGGATACTGAAGGCAAGCAGGGTGAGTATGACAGCATTATTCAACCTGATGCTGGTGGGGGTGGTGGAGCTGTACAGATTCCACAACGACCTCAACCACCTATTCCAGCCGGTCAAACGCCCCAATAATTTAATTACATAAATATATGTTATGATAAGGAGAACACTATGAGTATTGAAGATTTTATTGATAAAGTACAAGTTCAAGATTTTACTAATGCCGCCCCATTGTTTGGTGAGCTGATGGCTAGTAAACTTGGTGATGCTTTAGATCAAGCTAAAATGAAAATTGCAAATGAAGTTTTTAACTCGGGTGATGAAGACGACGAAGAATTGGAAGACGTTTCCGATGAAGAAGTTGATGAAATCCTCGATGGTGACGATGAAGAGGA